AAAAAGAGGATACAATAAGTTTAGATGAGGCTTTTGTAAAAGAAGATGACAGGGTTTTAGACCCATCATTGATTGACAAAAGTATTGTCGAAAGAATGCCTCAACCAACTGGTTGGCGTATTTTGGTTTTACCTTATAGAGGTAAAGGTGTTACCGAAGGTGGCATTTTACTGACAAAGGAAACCATAGAAAAGGAAACCTTAGCGACTGTAGTTGCTTATGTAGTAGCCATGGGTCCTGAATGTTACCAAGATGAAAGAAGGTTTAAAGATAAAAAACCTTGGTGCAAAAAGGGTCAATGGGTTCTTATAGGCAGATATGCAGGCTCTAGGTTTAAATTGGCGGATGATAGCGAAGTCAGAATCATTAATGATGATGAAGTCATTGCTACCATTCTTAACCCTGATGACATCGTTTCAGCATAGGAGATCATATGATTGAAGAAACAAACGAAGAATTTCAGGTTCAACTTGACGATCATGAGGAAGCTACAGAATCTGTAGAAATTCCTCAAGAGAATCAAGAGGCATCAACCGACTCAGGCGGAGATGATGAACTTGATAAATACACCCGTGGTGTAAGCAAAAGAATAAACAAGTTAAACGAAAGAATTCGTTTGGCTGAAGAAAGAGCTTCACAAGCGGAAAGCAAATATTATTCACTCGCTAGTGAATACAACACAGTAAAACCAAAGCATCAGCATTGGATAAAAGTTACACGGATGAATATGAAAATCGTGTAAAGTCTCAAAGGCAACAAGCAGAAGACTTGTATAAAAAAGCTAGAGAAACCAACGATGCTGAACTTGAGCTTAAAAGTGTTGAATTATTGAACAAAGTATCCCTTGAAGAAGAAAGGGTGAGATTGGCAAAAATGCAACAAGAACAACAAAACTTTCAAGCGGATTATTCTGTGCAACAACCAACACAACAAAGTGTTCCAAACAACCAAACTTCAGTGTATGATAAACCCAAGCCTGACTCGAAAGCGTTAGCTTGGGCAGAGAAGAACGATTGGTTCCAAAAAGACAGAGTAAAAACTTACACTGCTATGGGAATTCATGAAGACCTCGAAGCTGAAGGTTACGATGGCTCTAGTGAAGAGTATTACGAAGAGTTAGACAACAGATTAAGAAAAGTTTACCCTGAATTGGGTCAACTAAACGACAGCAAAGGAGCCAACTCATCTGTGCAGAGAGTAGCTTCAGCTTCTACTGGAAGCCGTCAAAAAGCACAAGGGAAGAGAAGCGGAATTAGAATCAATTCTAACCATGCTTCTGTTAAAAGCAACTTAAAGCCTTATGGCATGAGTAACGAAGAGTGGCTCAAGCGTGTAGGCAAAGAGATGATGAAAATAGAAGGAGCAAAATAATGGATTTAGATGCGATTGATAATGTAACCCGTACATCTCGTGATGAAGAGCAACACGATAAAAAAGCTAGAAGAAAGCCTTGGCAACCTGCAAGGATGTTAGAGACTCCACCCGCACCCGAGGGTTATCAATACCGTTGGATTAGGGCAGAGTATGTAGGAGTAGAGGACAGAAACAATGTTTCTGCCCGTATGAGAGAAGGATGGGAATTTGTCCGACAAGACGAAATGCCTGATTTCCCTTTACCTACAATCGAACATGGAAGACATGCAGGTGTCATAAGCGTAGGTGGTTTGATATTGGCAAAAATACCAACAGAAACTGTCCAAGAACGAAACGAGCATTACAAGAACAGAAATGTTCAACAGAACCAAGCTCTTGATAATACAATGTTCAGTGAAGTTCAGGGCAACAACAAGTATGTGAAGTATTCTTCCGATAGAAAAATACGAATGTATCTAGTTTAGAAAAAAAAGGTAGGTAAATAATGGCGAATAAAGACGCTTCATTTGGTCTGAAACCTGTAAGAATGATGGGTGGCTCACCCTATTCAGGCGGACAAAGCCGTTATAGAATTGCTGCAAACTACGGAACTTCAATCTTTCAAGGCGACATCGTGAAACAAGTCACAGGTGGAACCGTTGAAAGAGCTGCTGCTGGCAGTAGCGTTCCTGTTGTAGGAGTTTTTAATGGCTGTATGTACACAGACCCAACAACATCCGAGCAGATATTTAGCAACTACTATCCTGCAAGCACTAATGCTTCAGATATAATTGCATTTATCGTAGACGACCCTGAAACAGTATTTGAGGTTCAGGCAGACGACACTTTCCCAGTGGCTGATCTGTTTGGTAACTTTGATATTGTTGACACTAACTCAGGAAGCACCTATACAGGTATTTCAGGAGTAGAACTAGCTGTCTCAACAGGTGCGACAACAACAACTCTTCCTTTGAAGGCTATTGACATTTCTCAAGACCCTGACAATGAAGATGTAGCGAGTGCTAATACGAATGTATTATGCGTAATTCAAAATCATATCTGTGGTGTTAAATCCGCAGGTCTAGCATAAGGTAGGTGACAAATGGCTATAAGTAGATCGCAACTTGCGAAAGAACTAGAACCGGGTCTTAATGCTCTATTTGGACTAGAATATGACGAATACAACAGCGAATACGAAGAACTGTATTCTATAGAAGACTCTGAAAGAGCTTTTGAAGAAGAAGTGTTAGTTGTTGGATTTGGTGCTGCTCCTGTCAAGGAAGAGGGTGCAGGCGTTAACTTTGATAATGCTTCAGAAGGCTATACTGCAAGATATACACACGAAACTGTGGCTCTTGCTTTTGCATTAACTGAAGAAGCCATTGAAGATAACTTGTATGACCAATTGGGTAGAAGGTATACAAAAGCCTTGGCTCGATCCATGCAACACACTAAAGAAGTAAAAGGTGCAAATGTTTTAAACAATGCATTTGATAGCAATTATGCTATTGGTGATGGTCAACCATTGATCTCAACTGCTCATCCGCTTGCGGGTGGTGGTACTGCTGCTAACAGAGCAACAACAATGGCTGATCTTAACGAAACTTCTTTAGAAGATAACATAATTGATATCTCAACTTTTGTTGATGACAGAAATCTAACTATTGCAGTTAGACCTGATAAATTGATTGTTCCACCACAATTAGTATTTGTGGCTGATAGACTGCTCAACACACCGGGCAGAGTCGGAACAGCCGATAACGACATCAACTCAATTAGAAATCAATCTTCTGTACCTAACGGTTTCTCAGTAAACCATTATCTGAACGATCCTGATGCATATTTCATTATGACATCTGTGAACTCTGATGGTGAAGGTTTAAAAATGTTCCAAAGAACTGGAATGGAAACCACAATGGAACCTGAATTCTCAACAGGTAACATCAGATACAGAGCTAGAGAAAGATACTCATTCGGTGTCTCTAACTGGCGTGGTGTCTTCGGATCACAAGGAGCTTAAGTTTCTTAAGAACCGTAAAGGGAGCTTCGGCTCCCTTTTTTTGTGCTAAAATTTTGTGATGAGATATTACCTAGAATTATTAATCAAAGCCAAAGGCTTATTGGAAACTGTTGGTCATGTATTTTTAAAAGACTCAAGCAAAAATGATGACAACAAAGAAATATACGGTCACATCTACGAAGCTTTCAAACACCTAGAAGAAGCCATAAAAAAACTAACCAAGTAAATCTTGAGACCTTGGTTGATAAAGAGTATAGTTATCTAAACCGAGGTAACTCGTTGCACCAACTGACTCGGCAGACTTACTCCAAGATGGGGCAACATATTTAGTTAGGAGAAAATAATGGCTAAATCAACTTTTTCAGGTCCAGTCAAATCATTGGCAGGATTTATTTCAGCAGGTACAAATTCAGTTGTTAGTTTAACAGCGAATACAACCTTAACAGTAGACGATCACGCAGGAAAACTTTTAATGTGTAATGATGCAGACGGTGCATTTACTTTACCTTCAATTGTTTCAACTGTACCAAGCGATCCTACAGACCCAAACCAAGCTAACAACTTAGGTGCTACTTTTACATTTTTAGTTATTACAGCAGCAACTGCTATGACTATTGTTACTGACGGCACAGACAAGTTTGTTGGTGGTTTATATACAGGTGTAGATGACGCAACAGGTAAAACTTTTATTTCAGGTGCTGCTAACGACATCATCACTTTGAATGGTACAACTCAAGGTGGGCTAGCAGGAAGTGTAATTAAAGTACATGCTGCTGATACTGCTAAATACGTTGTAGAAGGAATTACTTTAGGTTCAGGCGTTTTAGTAACACCATTCTCAGGTTCTTAATTTTTAGGAGACAACTATGGCAGATGCAGTAACTTCAACAACTCTGTCAGATGGCGATAGGTCAGCTGTTATTCAGCTGACCAATACGTCTGATGGCACAGGTGAGTCAGCTGTCACTAAAATAGATGTAAGTGCTTTAGCACCACGAGTAAGTGATGGAGCACCTTGTACAGGATGTCGTCTTGCAAAAATAATTTATTCAACTAATGGTATGAGCGTAAAACTTTTATGGGACGCTACCGTTGATACTATTTGTTACGACATACCTGCAAAACTTTTCTGACTCTGAAGACTTTTTCAGAATATGGTGGTTTGCGTAATACATCAACTACAGGTTAAAACTGGTGATATAAAATTAACGTACTGGAAGTGCTTCTAGTGGCGACACTTATGTTATAGTTATACAGGTATTTAAAGAATTTTAATGGCTTACTCAGGAACTAAAACTTTTGCTTTAAACATAGCAGACACTATAGAAGAAGCATACGAACTAGCAGGACTAGAACAACGTACAGGGTACGATGCTAGAACTGCTAGGCGTTCTTTAAATATTATGTTTGCTGATTGGGCAAACAGAGGAGTAAATCTTTGGACTATAGAAGAAGTAGCTTTAGATTTAACTCAAGGCACAGCTAGTTATAATTTAAACTCCTACGATATAGATATATTGTCTGCAGTTATACGAGACACTAGCAAAAGCCCAGTGCTTGACATTGAGATAGACAGAATAGGTAGACAAGAATTTTTAAATATTCCTACTAAAACTACTCAAGCAAGACCTACACAATATTTTGTAGATAGACAAATAACCCCCATAGTTAATCTATGGCCAACACCAGACACAAATAATTATCAATTAGTTTCTTACAGAATACAACGTATTGATGACGTAAATACTTCTGCTGAAGACCCAGAAGTTCCTTCAAGGTTTATGCCTTGTATGGTTAGTGGATTAGCTTACTACATAGCTTTAAAAAAGAATCCTCAAAAAGCAGGTCTTTTAAAACAACAATACGAACAAGATTTTAGATTAGCAGCAGACGAGGATAGAAATAGGGCATCACTGATGTTGACCCCTGCTAGGAGATTTTATTAATGGCTTATGCTCAAGGCAAATTTTCTAGAGCTATTTGCGACCGATGTGGTTTTGACTATCCGTATTTAGATTTAAGAAAAGAATGGACTGGTTTTAAAGTTTGTGGTGAGTGTTACGAACCTAAACATCCACAACTAGACCCACCACACAACATAGCTGAACCTGAAGCCTTATATCAACCAAGACCAACTATTTCAGCACCGACCACAGGACAAGGTTATGTTATAGTAGGCAACCCTAAAGATAGTGATGGAGTAACTTCCCCTATCATGTGGGCACAAAATAGTGATACAATAGGTTCTATGTACTTAGTGGATACAGCCACTAGTGTACTAGGAACAGTAACGGTAACAATATCATGAGTTGGACTTACGCCACACTACAAACAGCTATACAAGACTATCTTGAAAGTACAGAGTCTAGTTTTGTTTCTAATTTAGATAATTTTATTACAACAACAGAAGAGCGGATTTTAAAGAATGTTCAGTTAGATAATTTTAGAAAAAATGTAACAGGTAATGTTACGACTGCTAATACATATTTAGCTGCACCTTCTGATTTTCTTTCTCCTTTTAGTTTAGCTGTAATAGATAACGACAGTAATTACAACTATCTTTTATTGAAACAAGTTTCTTTCATTAGGGATTTTACTCCTAATGCATCCACTACAGGATTACCTAAATACTTCGGTGAGTTTGATGATAACACATTTATTCTTGCCCCAACTCCAGACGCAGACTACAGCATGGAGTTGCACTACTACTACAGACCAGCATCACTGACTACTACTTCTGGCAGTGAAACAACATGGCTGTCAAAAAATGCTCCTAATGCTATGCTATATGGCAGTTTAGTCGAAGCAGCTACGTATCTCAAAAGTTATGAATCAATACCAGTTTATGAATCTAAGTTTCAGGAGGCTTTACTAGGCTTGAAAAATCTTGGTGAAGCTAAATCAACTAGAGACCAATATCGGTACGACGAGATACGGAGAGAACCACAAGCAATGAGAGAAGAAAAATTAAATGGCAGTAACATTAGCCATAGTTGCCATCGGACGAAGTCAAGTAGATTTCATTTATCTTTAGCCCACAGTAAAGAATATGACGAAGTCTGGGGTATAAATTGTATGGGGGCTATTACTAAATGCGATAAAGTATTTATGTTAGATCCCGCAAGTAGATTCTTAGATACAGAAGACGCAGGTACACAAACAGGTATTATGCGTAAATGGTTGCCAAAAGCAGATATCCCTATTTTTACATGTGAACTCGACGAAAGAGTTCCTGCATTAGTAGAATATCCATTATACGAAGTTATTAATGATGCTAAATGTGCGTATCTAAATAATACTGTAGCTTTTGCTATTGCTTATGCTTTTTATCAGCGTGTAGGACAAATAAATTTATTTGGTGTCGATTTTAGTTATAAAGGTAACGTTCATTTTGCTGAACAAGGTAGAGCGTGTTGTGAGTATTGGATAGCTAAATGTAATGATATAGGTATTAGTGTAGGAGTAGCACCACAGTCCAGTCTACTTGATACAGACTTACCGTTGAATGAAAAACTTTATGGTTATCATAGACTTGATGATCCTATTGTTATTGATATAGATAAAGATCATAATTTTACACCTATGACCGCTAGTGAGTTCGATAAAAAACAATACGAAGAGAACTTAAAAAATATCACAGAAATAAGAACTGTGCTTGACACCCCACCAGAAGCGAAAAGGTATTAAAATGCTAGACGATTTAATTAAGTCCAACTTAGGTGCTATAAGTGTACAAACAGAGGATAATAAAGGTCATTCCGCAGAGTGGTGGGCAGAAAGATTAACAGATAGAATATTAGGTATAAGTGAAAATGCTGCTCCTCACATAAGACAACAAGCAGAAGCTTTTAAAGTAGCTATTTATAACACAATACTTTATCATATAAAACAGGCAATCAATAGTGAGCGTTGCACAATGGTAAACTCATTAAGATCGCAAGGACATGAAAATTTAGCTAAAATTTTAAAGGAGCTTTTAAATGGCAATTACATCAACACTAACAACTAGCTTTAAAACTCAGCTGTTGACTGGTACACATGATTTTACCAATTCAACAGGCGACAGTCTTTAAACTAGCTTTATACACAAGTGCAGCTAACTTTAGGTGCTACCACTACAGCATATACAGTTACTAATGAAGCATCAGGTACTAACTACACAGCAGGTGGAGGAACTTTAACTAACGTTACTCCTACTTCTAGTGGTACAACAGCTTTTACAGACTTTGCTGATTTAACTTTTGGTACAGCTACTATTACTGCTAGAGGTTGTTTAATTTATAATGATACAGAAGCTGGTGACCCTTCGGTTGCTGCTATTGATTTCGGTGGAGATAAAACATCTACTGCTGGGGATTTTACTATTGTATTTCCTGCTGCAGCTTCCTCAACAGCTATTATAAGAATAGCTTAAACGGTAACCGAATATGGCCACAGGCTGGGGTAGAGAGGGCTGGGGGACTGACATATGGGGCGGAACCTCAGTCAGCATAAGCCTTACAGGTCTTGAAGCCACATCCGCACTAGGAACGCTCACCTCAGTCACAGGTGAAGCTAATATTTCAGTTAATGGATTAGTTGGGTCATCTCAGTTAGGCACTATCACTCTTGTTTCCAATAACAACATTTCAGTTACAGGCTTGTCCGCCACTTCTGCTGTTAGTGGTGTGGGTGTTAATGCCCAAGCAGTAGCAACTTTACC